CGGTGGTGGTCGATGTCGGCGGCGGCTATGCCGGCAAGTTGCTCGAACGGCTGAAGGACAACGGCGTGCCGCATGTGGCGTTCAATGGGGCCAATGCGTCGAATGAGCGGACGCGGGAGAAGGCGCTGCGGTTCCGCAACCGGCGGGCGGCGGCGCTGTGGAAGCTGCGGGAGGAACTTGACCCCGACCAGGAAGGCGGCTCGGTGGTGGCGCTCCCGCTCGATCCCGAGTTGCTGGGGGACCTGACGGCGCCGACCTACAAGGTGAGCCTGCACGGCATCCAGATCGAGGCCAAGGAGGAGCTGCGCAAGCGGCTCGGGCGGTCCACGAACAAGGGCGACGCGGTCGCGATGGCGCTGGCCGAGGGTAATCGGGCGGTGCAGCGGATCGGCCGCGTGATGTCGTTTTCGGCGGCCGAGCAAGGGCGGGACATGGATTTGGGGCAAACGGTGGCGCGGCCGCGAGTGGTTATGGGCCATTCGTCGGCGCGGCGGCCAGCGCGGGGGATTTACTGACATGGCGAAAGTTGTCACGGACGTGGTCGGCGGCATCGGCACGCTGCTGGGGTTCTCGGCGCCGGCGAAGGCCGCGCAGGCCAGCACCACCGTCATCCAGGCGCCGGCGCCGCCCGCGCCCGCCGCTGCCGCGCCAATGCCCACACTGGACCAGACCGCCATCAACGCGGCGGTGGCGCAGCAAACGGCGATCGCGGCGGCCGGCTCGGGCCGGGCGAGCACGATCCTGTCGCAGACGCAGGGCGGCCCGACCAATAACCTGCTGGGTGGGTAATGGCATCGCAGACGCCCGACAAGCGGGCGCAAGACCTGATCGGGGAAGGGGATAAGCTGTTCGGCGACAGGCTCACGCTGATGTCGCTGTGGCAGGAGATCGCCTACAACACCTATCTCGAACGGGCCGACTTCACGCTTCAGCGCATCATGGGCAACACGCTGGGCGAGAACCTGATGACCTCGTATCCGCTGATCGCCCGGCGGGAACTGGCCAACACGCTGGGGACGATGCTGCGGCCAAAAGAGACGGAATGGTTCTTCGCCGAGACGACGCGGATGGACCGCATCGACACCGCCGGCAAGAAGTGGCTGGAGCGGGCGACGCGGACGCAGCGGCGGGCGCTGTATGACCGGGAAAGCCTGTTCGTGAAAGCCTGCAAGGAAGGCGATCACGACTTCGCCGCGTTCGGCCAGGCGGCGCTGTATGTCAGCCTGAACCGCGACCATGACGCGCTGCTGTTCCGCACGTTCCATCTGCGCGATGTGGCGTGGTCCGAGGACGAGGAAACGCGGATCACGCGCATTCATCGCAAGGGCAAGATGACGGCTCAAGCAATGGTTCGGAAGTGGCGCGATACCGTGTCGCCGGAAGTGAAGTCGATCGCGGACAAGGAGCCGTTGTCCGAGATCGAGTATCGGCATGTCGTGGTGCCCGCCGAGGATTACGAAGGTGGGCGGCGGTTCCGGCGCAAGTGGATGTCGATCTACATCGCCTGCGAAGGCGAAAAGGTGCTGGAGGAAACGAACGTGCGGAGCCCGGGCTACGTGATCCCGCGTTGGCAGACCGTCAGCGGATCACAGTACGCCTACTCGCCGGCAACGGTGTGCGGGCTGCCGGATATGCGGCTGATACAGGCGATGACGCTCACGCTGCTGGAGGCCGGCGAGCGTTTCACGAATCCGCCGATGATCGCGGTCCAGGAAGCCATTCGCTCGGACATCGCGGTCTACGCGGGCGGAATCACGTGGGTAGACTCCGCCTATGACGAACGGCTGGGCGAGGTGCTGCGCCCATTGACGCAGGACAAGGGCGGCATGCCGATCGGCCGGGACATGCGCAATGACGTGAAGGAAGCCATTGCCGAATGCTTCTTCCTGAACAAGCTGCAAATGCCCGAAATCGGTGGCGGCCCGCAGATGACCGCTTTCGAGGTAGGCCAGCGCGTCCAAGAGTATATCCGCCAAGCCCTGCCGATCTTTGAGCCGATGGAGCAGGAGTACAACGGGGGGCTTTGCGATGCTTCTTTTGATATTCTGCTGCATGAAGGTGCCTTCGGCCCGGTGAATGAGATACCCCGGTCAATCATGGGCGCCGATATCCGGTTCCGCTTCGAAAGCCCGCTGACGGAAATAATCGACTCACAAAAGGGTGCGCGGCTGGCGACGGCCAAGCAGCTCCTTGCGACCGTCGTCGATGTCGATCCCACGGCGGTCTATGTGCTGGATTGGCAGGCGGCGTTTCGGGATGCGCTGGAGGGCAACCGGACGCCCGAAGCGTGGTTTCACGATCCCAAGATCGCGGCCAAGCTGGCGGCGGCCCACGCGCAGGCGGCGCAACAGGCGCAGCAGCTTCAGGATTTGCAGGCCGGGTCGAACATCGCCAAGAACCTCGGGGCGGCGGCGCCGGGCCTGTCGCAGCTTGGCGCCACGATGCCGACGCCGCAGCAGGCGGCGTGACGTGGCGGTGCGGGAGCCTGCGCCGGCCTATCGCCCGCCGGTCTATGACATCGCGGACGCCTACGCGATCAAGGCGACGGCGATCGGTGAGGCGACGCCCGACCAGCAGCGGCGCGCGATGCGGTGGATCGTGGAACAGGCGGCGGCCAATTACGAGTGGGGCTTCCAGGCCGAGGGGCCGCGCGAGACGGACGTGCTGCTCGGGCGGCAGTTCGTCGGGCGGCAACTCGTGAAGATCATCAACCTGTCGGGGGACGCGCTGGCGGCCATGCAGGCCAAGGCGGGCAACCTCGGCGCATCCAGAGAGCAAGGGTAGAGCATGGCCGACGAACCGACTGGCACGGTCCTATCAGGCGGCGAGGGCGCGGCGCCAGCGCCGGCCACCACGCCGGCAGCAACCCCAGCGCCGGCCCCCGCGGGTGGTGCGGCGGCTCCCAGCCCGGCGGCCAAGGGCGGGGCGGCGGCGGTTCCTGCGGCCACGGCGGCGGCTGGTGGCGCGGCAGCCCCGCAGGCGGCGAAGTGGCGCGACGATTGGCGCGACGCGCTGGCGACCGTCAACGGCGAGGTCGATGCCAAGCTGCGCAAGCAGTTGGATCGCTACGCCGCGCCCGAGGACGTGTGGAAAGCGCACGTTAGCTTGCGAACCCGGATGGATAGCGGCGAGTTCGTCCAGAAGCTGCCGAAGGACGCCAAGCCAGAGGAAGTGGCGACGTGGCGGAAAGAAAACGGCGTCCCCGAGAAAGTGGACGGCTACCTTGAGAACCTGCCACGCGGCATCGTGATCCCCGAGGCGGACAAGCCGCTGGTCGGCAAGTTCCTGGAAGGCATCCACGCGGCGAACGCGCCGCCGGCGGTCGCTCATGCGGCGCTGGAAAGCTACTATCGGCTGCAAGAGACGATCGCGGCCGAGAGCGCCACGCGCGATCTGCAAGCCCGGCAGTCCACGGAGGACACGCTGCGGCAGGAGTGGGGCGGCGAGTATCGCGCCAACCTGAACGCGATCAGCAACTTTCTGGTCAATGCGCCGGCCGGGTTCCGGGATGCGCTGGTGAACGGGCAGGTGCGGCTCGCGGACGGCACGCCCGCCCTGTCGAACCCGGAAGTCGTGAAGTGGCTTGCGAACCTCTCGCGCGAGATCAATCCGGCGGCGTCGCTGGTGCCGGCCGGGACCAGCAACCAACCCAAGGCGCTGGATGCGCGCATCGGCGAGATCGAGGCCATGATGCGCAACCCGGCGCAGCGTGCGGCCTACTTCAAGAACGAGAAGCTTCAATCCGAATATCGGTCGTTGCTGGAAGCACGCGAGAAGATCGCGGCTCGCGCGGCCTGAGCTATTGCCGGCCGGGCTGCTCCATCGCGGGCGCGGCCGGATCGCCTTGACGAAGCCCTGAGCGACGGCGACGCGGCCCCTGGGATGGGCACCCCGCGCGCGTCGTGCGCTTGGACACCCCGAAGTCTTGGCACCTGCTTTTCTCAAGTGAAAAGGTGCTTCGATGGCTGATTCCGCCTTTCAGATCCAATACCGTCAGGAGTTCATCACAGGGTTCGAGCAGCACGCGTCGCTGCTGATGAAATGCACGACAACCGAAAGCGTCATCAAGGGCAACCAGGCGGTCTTTCTGGTCGCCGACTCCGGTGGCGCCACGGCGGTCACGCGCGGCACGAACGGCCTGATTCCGGCGCGAGCGGACGACCTGAACCAGTACACCGCCACCCTGCAAGAGTGGCACGACCTGGTCCGCAAGACCTCGTTCAACATCTTCGCCAGCCAAGGCGATCAGAAGCGCATCATGCAGATGACGAGCATGGGCGTCATCAATCGCAAGATCGACAATGACATCATCTCGACTCTCGACGCCAACGTGGTGAACCACGCCGGGCCGGCGACCTCGGCGAGCGTGAACCTCGTCGTGCGCGCGAAAACGATCCTGGGCAACAACGCGGTGCCGCTCGGCAACAACGTGTTCGGGCTGATCACGCCGGCGTTCGAGGGCTACCTGATGCAGACGAAAGAGTTCTCGTCGGCGGAGTATCAGAAGGGTAGCAACCCGTTCACCGATCCGCCCGACTATGACGACAAGCCGCGCGTGTTCTACTGGAACGGCGTGTGGTGGATCGTTCACCCGAACCTCACCGGCATCGGGACCAGCACGGAGCAGTGCTATCTGTTCCACCGCTCCGCGATCGGGCACGCGGTCGATGTGCAGGGCCTCAAGGCTCTGGTCGATTACTTCCCGGAGCAAGACTACTCGTGGGCGCGGACCTCGATCTTCATGGGCACCCAGATGCTTCAGACCAAGGGTGTCGTGCAGATGATCCATGACGGGTCGGCATACGTCGCGACCTGATCGATAGCGCGACCTGTCGAAACCTCGTCATAGCATCAAGGAAAAAAGGCAATGGCCTATACACCGAACAACTTCCAGCTCATGGAAGAATTCCCGATCGAATCGACCATCAAGTGGTTCATCTACCTGAACACGGCGGGCGACACGCTTCAGACCATGCTCGGTTCCGCGTTCATTTCGGACGCGGGCAAGAAGCGCGTGGCCGTGGGCGACATGGTCCACATCATCTCGCAGACCGCGCCCTACTACTACCTCGCGCAAGTCTCGGCGCTTCAGACCAGCGGCACCGGGGCGAACGCGGCCTATGCCAACACGGCGACTTTGCAGCTTCCGGCCGGCACCGGCGGCTCGCAGGTGGCGAACTTCCGCAACCTGCTGGACGGCGGCGACTTCACGGTCAATCCGTGGCAGCGCGGCACGACGCTGGCGGCTGTCACTGGGACGACCGTCACCTACACGGCTGATCGCTGGTTCGTGGCGGGGCAGACCACATGCTCGATCACGGTCAGCCAGCAGGCGATCACGAACGCCACCATCCAGGGCGCGGGCTTCCTCGATGCGCTTCAGTTCGCCCGCACGTCGGGCAACGCGGCCACCGCGAACCTGTTCCTGGGGCAAGTGCTGGAATCGGCCGACGTGTATCGGACCAGGGGGCAGTATCTCACGCTGTCGTTCTGGGCGCTGGCGGGCGCCAACTATTCGCCCACGACCAACCCGCTCGCGATCATCGAGACGGGGACCTCGGTCAACGAAGGCTCCACGGCGGCGATCGGCGCGCGCTATGCCGGCTCGGTGTCGGGCTACACGGGCCTGTCCACGCTGCTTTCCGCATCGTTCGCGCCCACCACGACTTGGCAGCAGTTCACGTTCACGACGACGACGACGGTTCCGCTGCTCGCGGCGGAAATGGCGGTGCTGTTCTCGGTGACGCCGGTCGGCACGGCCGGGAGCGCGGACTACATCCAGTTCGTCGGCATGCAGCTCGAAATCGGCGCGCAGGCAACGCCCTTCGAGCATCGGGATGTCGAGCTTGAGCTGGCTCTGTGCAATCGCTATGCGTTCCTGATCAACGAACCGACGACGAACACGTTCATCGCGACAGGGCAGGCGCTTTCGGCCACGACGGCGGGCATCACGATCCCGCTGCCGACGCCGATGCGCACGGCGCCGACGATCACGTACACGGCCGGGAGCTTCTCGGTGCTGGCGACCACGGGCACGCCGGTTCTGATCACGTCGGCGGGCGGCCAGACTCACCACACGATTTCGGCGATCGGCCTTCAGGCAACCGTCGCATCCGGCCTGCTCGCCGGCTACGCGACGATCCTGGGCGGCTCGGGCGGCACTGGCAGCATCCTGGCAAGCTGCGATCTCTGAGACGACGCGCGTGGGCGCCGGTCCTGTGATGGGGCCGGCGCCGTTTTCCTTTGTGGGGTTCCATGTTCAATTCTGACGAAGCAATCGGCCTGAGCAACCTTGCCTGCAAGCTGGTCGCGGCCGGGAGCGTGGCGGCCGGGCTGGTGGTGCATCGCCGCGCCATCGCGGTATCGGGCGACTGGCAGCAAAAGTTGCTGGCGGCAGCCGATATGGTCAATCACGGGCTGGTCGATGAGGCGGCCTCGCTGATCTCGCAATGCCCGATGAACGACCCGGGCGTCATGGTGATTCTGGCGTTCGTTCAGTTGGAACGCGGCGACCCCGCCGGCGCGGCCCGGCTGCTGGAGATGGGATGCAGCGCGCGGCCGGGCAACGCGGATTGGCGCGTCTCCCACGCCCAGGCAGTGCTGGCGGCCGGCGATTGGGAACGGGGCTTTGAGCTTCACGAGATCAGGCCGAAGCGGCAGGCGCTCAACGGCACGTTCAAGCGATGGGACGGCAGCCGGGTCGATCGGCTGCTGGTCTGGTCGGACGAAGGCATGGGCGATGCCATCATGTTCGCCCGATATATCCCGCTGCTGGCCGAGCGGGTCGGCAAGCTGGTGATCGGGCTGCCGCCCGAGGCGCACGCGCTCATGGCGCGGTTTGGCAAATATGGCGAATTCACGGCCGGTTCCCACGCCGGCATGAAGCTGGATGCCGAGGTCGCGATGATGTCGCTGCCGATGTATTTCGGCACGATGCCCGACAATATCCCGCCTGATCCTGGGTTGCTGTCGGCTGGCACGATCAATGGTTCGCTGGTGGATGCCAGCAAGCGCAACATCGCGATCGCGTGGACCGGCAATCAGGAGTTCAAGCGGCGGCATCTGCGGGACATGCCGCTGACGGCCATGCTGGGTCTGGCCGAGGACCGCGACAACCGGCTGTATAGCGTGGTGACGGGCGCGAGGGCGGCGGACATCGCGCAGGCCGGCGCGCAACCGCTGGTGACGGACCTGAGCGGCCACGTGATGAGCGACTTTACGGCGACGGCGGCGGTCATCAACAGCATGGATGCCGTAGTGACGACGTGCTGCGGCATCGCGCATTTGGCCGGAGCGCTGGGCAAGCCCACGATCTTGTGTCTCGCGACGCTCGCCGATTGGCGGTGGCTCTACGGCCGCGACACGACGGGGTGGTATCCGAGCATCCGTCTGGTGCGGCAGCGCAAGCCGCACGAGTGGAGGCCGGTGATCGATGAGGCGCGGTCGCTCCTGAACGAAATGCCTATCAGGAGGTCGCGGGAGTTCGGCTGGTGAGGCTCACGTTCGGCTGGCAGGTAAGCACGTTTTTCGGCTGGGGTATCTACGGCCTCAACCTGGCGCTGGAGCTGCGCCGGCTGGGCATCGAGGCGGTGAGCGGGGCGCCCTTCAGCCGGGCGGACGTGGCGGTCGATCCGCTACGGGCCGAGGTTGCCAGGGCGGTGGCCGACCGGTCTGCGCCATTATGGCGAATGATCGACCAATCATCCGCCGAGATGGTGGAGGTCGATGGGCCGCTGCTGAGCGGCCTGGGGCGCGATCTGTTGTGCGGGCCGGTCGCGCCGGGCAGGTATCTGACCAGCAAGGGCATGATGATCGGGGTGCCTTTCATCGAGGAAGCGGGCATCTCGGCGGCCGGACGCAGGCGCGGGGCGCAATACGATCTGCTGATCGCCGGCAGCGGGTGGAATGACGATGTGCTGTCGCGGGCGGGTCTGGATTCGACGTTCATCATGCAGGGCGTCGATCGGTCGATCTTTCACCCAGCGCCAAAGCGCGGGCATTGGGCGGGCCGGTTCGTGGTGTTCGCCGGCGGCAAGCTCGAATACCGCAAGGGCCAGGATTTGGTGCTGGCGGCCTTCCGGGAGTTCCGGGGCCGGCATTCCGAGGCGCTGCTTGTGACGGCGTGGGCCTCGCCCTGGCCGTGGCTGGCGCGCATGGCGGCGGCGCACCCCGGCATGGGTCAGCCGCCGATTGGCGGCGACGGGCAGCCTGATGTGGTGCAATGGGCGGTTGATAGCGCCGTGCCGGCCGATAGCGTGGTGGCGCTGGGGCCGGTCCCGAATTTCCAGATGCCGCACATCATTGGCGAGGCTGACGCGGCCATCTTCGCCAGCCGGGCCGAGGGCGGGACCAACCTGCCGGCCATGGAGTGCATGGCGTGCGGCATCCCGACGATCGTCAGCGCCAACACCGGGCACCTCGATCTGCTGGAGCATGGCGCGATCGGGCTGCATCGGCAACGGCCGATCGAGCGTCGGGAGGTGGACACAACGGACTGGGGCGAAAGCGACGTGGAGGAAATGGTCGAAGCGCTGGAGGCGGTCTATCATGGCCGCGTGACCGCGCCGGACTGCACGCTGCCGACGTGGGAACGCCAGGTCGGAAAACTGGTCAATCTTGTGAAGGGACTTTGAGCATGTCGGAAAGCGCGAAGCCGAACCGCAAGCTGCTGGAGCACCAGGCCAAGACGGCCGAATATGTTCGCACCGACTGGATCGTCATGCCCGAGGCGGGCACCAAGCTGGCCGAGATGGAGGACCCCGCCTACTGGGCGAATGTCGCCAAGAAGATGCGGCCGTTCGATCGCATCGAGGTCCGGTTCGCGGATGGGCGGCTGTGGGCGGAACTGCTGGTGACGGTGGTCGAGCCGTTCTCGGTGATGGTTCACACGCTGCGCAAGGTCGAACTGGCGGCGCGGCTGTCGGAAGCGGACTTCGCGGTGCCGGCCGGCTATGACGTGATGAACCGGGGCCGGTCGGGCTGGGCGGTGGTGCGGCTGTCCGACAAGATGGTGCTGCGCGAGGGCGAAAAGACGCGAGAGGCGGCAATCCTCTGGCTGCGCTCGCATCTGATGCACCTAGGCAAGATGCCCACTGCCGCCTGACGATAGGAGGGATCCCGCATGGCGACCACGCAAGTCGATCGGATTGATCCATCGGTATCGCCCACGGCGGTGCCGCAGTTGAATTTCTATAATGGGGCGCTGCGAATTTGCAAGCAGACGCAACTCCAGACGCTGACGGATGCGGTGGAGGCGCGGTATCTGCTGGATGGCGAATGGAACGACGGCGTCGGCTTCGTGGAGGCCATGCTTGAGCAGGGCCTATGGAACTTCGCGCTACGCACGTCGATGTTCACCTACGACCCGACACTGACGCCGGCGTTCGGCTACAAGTATGCGTTCGCCAAGCCGACCGATTGCATTCGCACGGCGATGATGGCGCAGGACGAATATTTCAACCTGCCGCTGACGCAATACCGCGATGAGACGGGATACTGGTTCGCGTGGTTGCAGGAAATCTATGTCTCGTATGTCTCGAACGGCGCCGATTACGGCAACAATTACGCGCTGTGGCCGCAGACCTTCATCAAGGCCGGCGAGGGGTATCTCGCATCCAAGATCATCGGCAAGCTGACCGGCGACGACAAGGAGATTGATCGGGTCGAGAAGCTTGCGAAAATGCTGCTGACCGATGCGCGCAGCAAGGCGGCGCTGAACGAGGCCACCGGGTTCCTGCCACCGGGGACGTGGCTGCGGGCGCGCTGGGGCAATCAGGCCGGCAACTATGATCGCGGCAATCCCGGGCAGCTTTACGGATAACCAATGGCTGCTCAAGACGTTGGCATCTATGCGCTGAACCGGGGGCTGATCTCGCAGCTCGCGCTCGCGCGCACCGATCTGAAGCGGATGGCGCTTTCGGCCAGCATTCAGACCAACCTGATGCCGCGCATCCTCGGGTCGGCCATGCTGCGGCCAGGCTGGCAATACATCGGGGCAACCTACAACAACCAGCAGCCGAAATTCCTGCCGTTCGTCTTCTCGACAACCGACGTGCTGCTGATCGAGAACACGCCCAACGTCGCCCGGTTCTGGGTTCCGGACTCGTCGGGGCTGCCGGACACGCTGCTGACGCGCGTCGCGGTCAGTTCGGCCATCACGAACGGCACCTTTTCGGGGTCGCTGTCCGGGTGGACGAACGCGGATCAGGCCGGCGCCTTGTCGGAGTGGGTTTCCGGCAACTTCATGTATCTCGAAGGCAACGGCTACAGCGCCGCGATCGAATATCAGCAGGTGAGCGTCGCCAGCGGCGACATCGGCAAGGAGCATGCGCTGCGCATCGTCGTGCAGCTCGGCACGATCGTTCTGAACGTCGGCACGACGGCGGGCGACGGCACCTATGCGTTCAACCTGTCGCTGACGCAGGGCACGCACTCGATCGCTTTCACGCCGACGGGGAACTTCACTGTTCAAGTCAGCAACATTCTTTACGTGCGCGCGCTGGTCACGTCGATCGAGGTTGAGGGCGCCGGCACGCTGACACTGCCGACACCGTGGGGTGTTTCGGTGCTTGCGTTGCTGCGGGCCGATCAGTCGGGCGACGTGCTGTATGTTTGCGCCGGGGTCGGCGTGCAGCAGCAGAAGATATTGCGCTGGGGGCAGACACCCGCGACCGGATCGCACTCGTTCTCGATCGTGGCCTATCTGCCGAATGACGGGCCTTTTCAGACTGAAAATGTTTCACCTACGACGCTCACGCCGTCCTCGAACGCGGGCAACATCAGCCTCGTGTCGTCCACGTCGCTGTTCGTTCCCGGCCATGTCGGCATGCTGGTGCGGCTGGCATCGGTCGGGCAGCAGGTGAACATCGCCTCGGCCGGTCAATATCAGTGGTCGGCGGCGATCGAGGTCGTGGGGTCGGGCACGTCACGCAACTTCGTCGTCATCATCACCGGGACGTTCTCGGGCACGGTGGTGCTCCAGCAATCGGTCAGCGCGCCCGGCGCCTGGGTCGATGTGGGTGTGGTCACGCCGGGCACGTCCGGCATTCCGACCGCCGCGGACTGGTCCGGGGTCGGCAACGTGTCGTCCTGGACAAGCGCCGTCAACGGCACGGTGTATGACGGTTTCGACAACTATATCGTCTATTACCGGATCGGTTTCGAGGCGGCTTATACGTCGGGCGTCGCGGACTGCGGCTTGGGCACGACATCGGGCAGCACGACCGGCATCGTGCGGATCAGCAATTACGTGTCATCGACCGAGGTCACCGGCGACGTGCTGCTCCAGGCCGGCAATACCGGCGTCCTGGCGGGGCTTGGGGCGGCTGTCGCCACGCAAAAATGGTGGTTTGGCATCTGGTCGCCGAATGCCGGGTTCGCGAGCGCGGTGGCCTTTCAGGAGGGCCGGCTGTGGTGGGCCGGCGTCGGCTATCTGATCGGCTCGGTGTCGAACGCCTTTGAGAGCTACGACGACACGAACACGACGGATGCGGGGCCGATCATTCAGCAGTTCGGCAGCGGGCCGGTGGATTCGATCAACTGGCTGCTCGGGGTGGCGGATTTGATCGTGGGCGCGCCGGCGGCCGAAAAGACGGCGCGCTCCTCGGTGCTCGGCGGCGTGATCACGCCCACGGACTTCGTGATGAAGGACTGCGGCACGCAGGGGTCGGCGCCGGTGGCGGCGCTGAAGATCGACTTCAACGGCGTGTTCTTGCAGCGCTCGCAGCGGCGCATCTATTTGCTGACCTACACGCCATCGTTCTTCCTCATGGATTATCAGGCAAGTGACCTCACGAACTTCGTGCCTGACATCGCCATCATGGAGAACAACGTCTTGCTGTCGTCGCCGGGCTTCAATTTGCTCGCGGTGCAGCGGCAGCCCGACACGCGCATTCATGCGCTGCTGAATGACGGCACCGTGCGGGTATGCGTGTTCGATCCGGCCGAGGAGGAGCATTGCTGGGTCAAGGCGCAGACATCGGGCAACGTGGTCGATATCTGCGTGCTGCCCGGGCAGGGCGGCGCGTCGTCGGCGGAGGATTTGGTCTATTACGTCGTCAATCGGACGATCAACGGCCAGTCGGTCTATTACCTCGAACGCTGGGCGCGCGAGGATGAGTGCATCGGGCAGGCCATCAGCAAGTGCGCGGATTCGCACCTGTATGGGACGAACGGCAGCCCGAGCACCACGATTTCCCTGCCGCATCTGGTGGGGGCCTCGGTGGTGGTGTGGGGCGACGGGATCAATCAGGGGACGTTCACGGTCAGCAGCGGCGGCACGGTGACGCTGAATACCGCCGTGACGAACTGGTGCGCGGGCCTCGGCTACACGTGGCAATTCCAGTCCACGAAGCTGGCCTATGCCGTGCAGTCGGGCACGATGCTGAACAAGAAGAAGCGCATCAATTCGCTGGGCATCATCACGGCGAACATGGCGTATCAGGCTTTCCAATACGGCAACTCGTTCTCCAACATGCAGAACTTGCCCAACATCTACAAAGGCGGCCCGGTGACGGCCGGGCAGTACTTCAGCCAATGGGACGATGAGCAATTCGCGTTCCCCGGCACGTGGGACACGGACTCGCGGCTCTGCCTGCAAGGGAGCGCGCCGAACGCAGTGCATATCCTCGGCGTCACCATGGACCTGGAGATGCGGTGATGGCTTGGGTCATTCGGTGGGCCACGGCGGCCGACATCGCGAGCTTCTACGGCGATCGGCAGCCGCCGGGGCCGCTGCGCGCGCTGGTGAGCGAGGTTGATGGCGAAGTCGAGGCGGTGGGTGGGATCTGCTACCCGCGCGGTGGCTGGCCGACGCTGTTTTCCGACATTCGGCCGGGCACGCGGTCGGCGGTGCGGGTCTGGAAGGGCGCACGCGCGATCCTTGAACGCGTGGTAGGCGATCAGCCCGTCGTCGCGGTGGCCGATCGCGACGAACCGGGCGCGCCGCGATTGCTCGAACGATTGGGCTTCGAGCGGTTCGGCGAAACGCCGGAAGGCCCGATGTATCGGTTCACTCCAAGGGGCGACGGCCGTGGGTAGTCTGATCGGCGCGGCGACGCAGGCGGCAGGGTCGGTCATCACGTCGCAGGCGCAGGCGACGGCCGGCACCGAGCAGCTCCAACTGGGCCAGCAGCAGCAGGCCGCGCTGAACATCCAGGCCACTCAGGACCTGGCGGTGGGGTCGCAGCAGGCCGCCGAAGCGGCGCTTGAGACGAAATACACGCTGGGCACCGTGCAAGCGCGAGCGGCGGCGACCGGCGGCAGCGCATCCAGCCCGACCGTGACCGACGTTGCTGGGGCGATCGCGGCGCGGGGCGAGTACTCCGCGCTCAACGATCTCTATACCGCCGGGCAGAAGGCGCAGGGGTTGCAGTATCAGGGGCAACTGGCGGCGTATTCGGGACAGGTAAAAAATCAGGCCGCGCAAATCCAATCCGGGACCACGCTGCTGACCGGCGTGGGCACGCTGGCGACGAAGTATGGGGATGCGCTGTTCGGCGATCTGCTGCCCGACAGCAGCGCGACCGATGGCACGAGTTTCGGCAGCGGCGCGTCGGCGTTCGCGGATTTCATCCCCTAAGCCATGGCAAACGTCAGTCTCCCGTCGCCGATCCAGGTCGGCGTCACGCTTCCGCAGGCCGATCGGCCGTTGCCGAATTTTGGCGAGGTCAGCGATGCACTGAACCAGCGGGCCGAGGCGGCGGCGAATTTCGGCCGGGGCCTGTCGCAAGTCGGCGGCGCGGTCCAGGACGTGCAGGACAAGCTGAACTTCGCGGCGGCCAACAGCCAATTTTTGCAAAAGAAGCTGCAACTGGACCAGCAGTTCGAGGCGGATACCAATTACGCGACCAAGCCGCAGCGGTATGCGCAGGCGATCTCGGACATCGCCAATCAGACCGCGAGCACGATCAATTCGGCCGATCTGCGGTCCGAGTTCATCGACCGCACGATGCGGTGGCAGGCGTACGGCATCGAGGGGATGCAGCATCAGGCGCGGCAGCAGGCCGTCGATGCGGATCGATCGTTCATCAACGACAGCTTCAACTCCACCATCGACACTGCGGTTCGCGCGCCGGATGAGCCGACGCGGATCGCGGTGTTTCGGTCGTTCTCGGATCAGGCGGATGCGCTGGTCGCCAAGAACAGCCTGACGCAGACCGAGGCCGATCGGCTCAAGCAGAACCTTGCTAGGCAGTATGCGGTCGGCAAGGCGAAAACGCTGGTCGATACCGATCCGGCGCTCGCGGCGCGGCTGCTGTCGCCCACCGCGCCCGCGCTGGCGCCGAGCGTGCCCGCCGATCTCGGGGCGGCCATCCATCGGGCATCCGTGACGCACGACGTGCCCGAGGACTGGCTTGCGCGCACGGCACAGGTGGAAGGTGATGGCACAAGCCAGACCGGAGCCACTGGGCGATTCCAGTTCCTGCCATCGACGGCGCGGCAGTACGGGGTCAGCAACCCGCGCGATCCGATGCAGGCGGCGGACGGCGCGGCGCGGCTCTACAACGACAACAGGGCCACGCTGACGGCAACGCTGGGTCGCGATCCGACCGGGCCGGAACTGTATCTGGCGCATCAGCAGGGGGCGGCCGGGGCGGCGGCGCTGCTAGAGCATCCCGACCTGCCGGCGAGTGTCGTGCTGGCCTCGGTGCGCGGCGATCAGCAGATCGCCAACATCAGCGTGACGGCGAACGGCGGCACCCTCGGCATGAAGGCCGGGGACTTCGCCGCGCTGCAAGAACAGCGGTTTGCCGGCGGGGCGGGCGCCGCGCAACCGGGGCCGCCGCCGCAGACCGACGCATCCGGCGCGGTGATCTACCCGAAAACCGGCGACTGGCGGGACATGCTGCCACCGGCGGAGCGGGCGCAGCTCGCGGTCGCGGCGGTGAACCGGGCCGACGTGGCGCAAAAGGCATCGCTGGCCGATGTCGAGCGGCAACTTGCCTTGCAAGAAAAACTGCGCACGATGCAGTCCAGTCAGGCGTTGGACGAATACGGCAGGCAGATATTCACCGATCCGACGAAGCTGAATTTCCAGGCGATCGCCGGTGATAAGCGGCTGGATTTCCAGGCGTTGAAGGATGTCATCGGCACGTGGCGCGCTGAACTGAACAAGGAGAACGTCTCGAAAGACTTGAGGGACTACGGGCCGAAGTTTTGGGACATCGCCCAGCAGGTGAACGCGCCCGACAGCGATCCGAACCGGATCAGCAATGCCGCCGATCTGTGGAAGTTTGGCCCGACGGGCGATCTGACCATGGCCGGCATCTCGAAACTGACCGAGGTGCTGAACAATCGCAGGACGGGCCAGGGCCAGATTGATGAGGCCACGCGCACGTCGTTCTTCGCGGACATGAAGAAGCAGATCACCGGCAGCGACGATCTTCTCCACAAGCAGGACAAGCGCGGCGATGCGCTGTGGACGGCGGCGCTGCCGGTGCTTTGGGGCGCGTGGGACGCGGCGCGGCATCCGACCGATGGCAAGTCGCAGCCGGTGCCGACGACGGAGCTGGTCGATCCGAAAAGCCCGCACTATCTCGGCAAGGTGGTCGGGCCGGGGTCGCAGTTCTACCGGACGCCCGCGCAACGGCTGCTGGATGAACAGGACGTTGTGGCGCCCGAGCCGAAGATCATTCCCGGCGCGCCGACGCTGGATCAGTTGTTTCCCAAGGGCCAAGACTGATGGCCGACGAGCCAATCCCGCCGCCCGATCCCGCCGCGCCCGCGCCGGCCGTCATGGCTGCGCAAGGGCCCGCCGATCAAGTGGCGCCTTCCAGCGATCAAGTGGCAGCGCCGGCCGATCAAGCGACCGCGGCCGCGCCCGCGCCGCGCAAGCCGATGCCGGTCGGCCAAGCCATCCAGCAAGCCCGGCAGTTCGGCTACAGCGACGATCAGATCGCCGGCGCCTTGAAGCAATCGGCCGACTATGGCGCGGCCTTCAAGATCGCGAAGCAGTCGGGCTATTCCGATGCCGACGTGTATCAGCATCTTGGCCTCGCCGTGACGCCGCCCAAGCCGCCGGGGCCGCTCTCGGGCGAGTACTGGGATGCGTTCTTCCAGTCGTCGGCGGCGGGCAGAATCCTTGAAGCGTTCGGGCAGGGGGCGGCGCAGGGGTATGGCGCTGACGCGCAAATCTCCACGCCCGAGGTCGATGCCGCGCTGCGCAAGGCCGGCATCTATCAGGACGTGCAAGCGGGGCAGGCTGGCGTCGTGCGGGCTTTCAACGAAGCCATCATGCGGCCTCTGATCGCCGGCCTTGACGTGGCGTGGCGGGCCGGCAACGCGGGCGTGCCCGCGTATCAGGCGGGTGTGACGCAGGCGGGCGTCGAGGTCGGCTTGCCGGAAGCCGGGCGGTTCCTCGCGGGCATCCCGGAGGCGTTCCCACGGCTGCCGGCGCACGAATTGGGCATCGTCGATGCCGCCGAGGTCGCCAAGCGCATGGGCGCGCTGAACGCGAAGGCGGCGATCCCGACGCCCGAGGACATCCGCACGGCGGCCGACAACGGGGTGATCGGGGGCCGGGAGTCGGCGGACGGCACGCCGAGTTCGACCGCCGCGCCGGCGGAGGCAGCGGCCCCAGCGGCGGCCGCGCCGGCGGAGGCAGCGGCCCCAGCGGAAGCAGCGGGAGCGCCCGCGCCAGCGCCTGCGGCGGCCGAGGCGGGGGCAGCGGCAGCCGAGGCGGCGGAGCCGGGAGCGCCTGTTGAGCCGACGGCGCCTGTTGAACAGCCGCCCGGCGCGGCCCCCGAGCCGGCCGCGCAACCCGCATCCACCGAACCGCCGGCCGATCGCACGCCCGACATCCACGCGGCGGCCAGAGAAATCGCGCCGGACGTGTTCGCCCGGTATGACGCGCTGACCGCGCAGGCCGATGCGCTGCGGCAGCAGATCGCGGACCAGCGCAATCCCCCGCAGGCGTCCATCGATGCGCTGCACGGCCAGCGCGCGGAACTGGAAGCGGCGCTGGAAGCCGAGAAGAACAAGGGCGCGCAACGGGCGCTGCGAGCACAAATTCGCGACGTGCAAGGCCAGATTGAGGCGCTGACCGAGCGGCAGCAGGCTTGGGCGGCTGGGCATCAGGTGGACACGCCCGAAACGACGGCGCTCGCGCTGCGGCTGGTCGATCTGGACAGTGAGCGGGGCCGGTTGGCGCCCGATGTGACGGCGGCCTATCAGGAGGCGGCCACACGCGGGCCGATGCCGACGCCGGAGCCGGAAGAACTGGCGGCGGCCACCACGGCAACCGCGCCTGAGCCGCAGGCTGCGGAACCGCAACCAAGCGTGCCGACGCAAGCCGACATGGCGCTGCGGCCGGGCGAGCGCATCCCCGGCGGCCCGCCTGAGCCTATTGGCGTCGCGGCCGAGGCGCCGAAGGGGCCGCGGGTTCCCATTGCCGAGGACGTGGAAGCCAAGCTTGTGGCAGCGGGTCGCCCGCGCGAGGAAGCGCAGGCTGCGGCGCAAGTGGTGTCGGCCTATTACGAGACGCGGGCCGCCCGGTTCGGCGGC